TTCATGATGAATAAACTCACTAACACCATGTATGACCAACTTGATGCAGCAAGTGGTGGTAGTTCAATGATGCTGCTTAACGCTGTTATGCAAGACAACGCTAAAAGAGCCAAGTTTGTTGATCACATTGGAACATCAAAAGAGATGTATCGGAACATTGGCTAAGCTGAATTTACTACAATAAATGTAGTGATTCAATGAAATATTGTGCGCTTAGCCGGTGAACAAACGAAACACGATCCTGAGGTGTTCCAAACAATCTGGAAACACCTTAAGTCCGACGGGATGGAAGATCAGGCTGCTAATCACCTAACGGCTGAGATGCTTCATCACGGAGAAGATCTAGATAGCTCTATTGAACAATATGAGCGGAACTTTAGTAATTACAAAGAGAAGGGCTTTAATGAGCACGCTGCCCAAGCAATGGCAGTTGAATCACTAGAAACCGGAGAAAATCCAGAGGAAAATCTACGGTTTGCACGTATATATGGTTGACCTAAATAACATCTAAGGCTAGAATAAAGTATCAGTGAAGATAAGGCTATATGTCACAACCAAAGATTTCCGGTGATTCCGTTCGTGCATACCTAAGAGATATTGGACGTATCCCTTTGCTAGAGCACGATGAAGAAATCCTGCTTGGGCGTAAGGTCCAACGATTGATGGAAATCAAAGCTTGTAGTGATTTATTAGGTGAACCTAGTAATGATGAGCTGGCTGAATCACTGCAGATCACAACCAAAGATCTTAAAAAGCAACTGAGAGATGGCGAAAAAGCTAAAGACAAAATGGTCACCGCAAACCTTAGGTTGGTTGTGTCCGTCGCCAAGAAATACACCAAACGCAACATGGAGTTGCTGGACATTATCCAGGAAGGAACTATCGGCCTCGTCCGTGGTGTTGAGAAGTTTGATCCTGGCCGTGGCTACAAGTTTTCTACCTACGCTTACTGGTGGATTAGGCAGGGGATCACTAGAGCTATCGCAGAAAAGAGTAGAGCCATACGTCTACCGATCCATGTTACTGAGAACCTCAACAAACTTAAGAAAGCCCAGCGTGAATTAAGTCAGCTGAATGGGCAAATGCCAAATATATTTGAATTGTCAGATCATTTGAATTTAACGGTTGACGAAATCAAAGACTTGATGTGCAAAGCTCGTCAACCAACGTCATTAGAAATTAAGATTGGTGAGAACCGAGACACTGCTTTAATCGATTTGCTTGAAGACGAGACGCAGCTACCTGACCGACTTATTGAGAGACAGTTCATTAAAGAGGACATCCGTGAGCTGATAGTCGATCTACCTGAAATGCAGGCTGCAGTTATCTCTATGCGCTATGGAATTGGTGAGGAGATTTTAGAACCAATGTCTATGACAGCAATTGGCCAAATCTTGAATATGTCACGTGATCGAGTGCGCACCTTAGAACAAAAGGCTTTGCGCTCACTGAGAGAACGTCGTGAGGAAATTATTGGTTATCTGTAAATTACAATAGATGTAAGGCCTAAGCAATCCTCCGATGGATGTAACTAAGAGTATTCATAAATCAATACAGTTGATGGGCGGAAGTGGATCGTCCAATCCAACGAATCTGGCATCTACTAAATCGTTGAATTATGCCAGAGGAAAGAATACAATAACAAACGCAGCAATTGAGAATGTGACTGCAATTCCTTATACACTCAACTATAAGGATGCAGTCGGTTTGTTTGGTTCGGAGAATGTTTTTGTAAAGGTCCAATTAAATATCCAGAGCGCTACTACCGCATTTGAGAATGTGACAGTAGAAGAAAATGGCTACTTACCTGTTTGGACTTTAGGAGAGGTAGGGACTGTTAACTCGTACGATACAGGTGTCTTTGACTTCACTTCTGACTTAACTACAGTCAACGATTTTGCACCATCTACGATTTCTAATGATCTTTCCTCTTATCTAAAGCCGTATGTGAGAGTTGATCTTAAAAACCTCAAAACAGGCAATAAGTACATTGACAATTGGTTTGATGTACGGATCTATACAGAAGATCGAATTGAATATGCGTATGACACAATTTATCTTGGAATCAACGATTGCTTTTATATTGGTTTCCACGCAAGAAATACCCGACGTCTACCGTACAATGTTGAAGTTACGATAGGCGACGAGTATTTAGAATATTATGATCTCACTTCAGCTCAGCGTCTTCTGTTGGCTTAACGACAACGGTCTTTTTCTTGCTGACTTTTTTAGCTTTTAAATCGACAGAAACTGGCTTCTCTGCAACTGGTTTAGGAGCAGGAGGCTGTGGAAGTGCAGAAAGAGTGCGCTTGAGAACTGATCCACCACTGACTTTGCTGAATTGATATTCAACTAAGAGTTCGGTGCTATCCACTGCAACAACAGCAATACGATCGACCCTACATACAGGGAACATAAAATTACCAAAGCCATCATGCCTAATTTCCAAGGTCATTCGATCGCTAGCGGGGACTACTAGACGTACGTCACAACCGTTGTCCAGTGTCACCAAGAAAATAGCGCAATCAATGTATTGGTTACCTTTTTTGTTCCACCAGCGTGGGAACTTACTAAATGAACCTGCTTTAGGTTGAATAAGTCTCATGCCGCCTGTAGAACCAACCACAGTAGTGCCGCCCTTGTAAATAAGCTTATCGGCCATTTGTTTACATTAAATACCTCTTACTATTTTAATCCTTTTGAATCGGAAAGTTTAACCCAACTTAAATTAGATGCTCTATTGTCGGTTCTATCTTTATTAATGTGGCGCACACGGCTACATCCCTTAGTTCTTCCGTACGGAGTACTAGGTCTTCCGAGAAAAGCAAAGGCTACAAGTGAATGAATTGGGACAGTCTTGATTGCATTCCTGCCTATTCGTTGCGTCAGGTTGACAAACAAATAACCACTACTCTTTTTCTTGGGTTTGAGAATACGTTCGATCTCACCCTTTGTGCTTTTAACGTCTCCCTTGGCATTGACGTAATACTCTATGCACGCTTCAAAGCCAGGCAAAGTGTGCACTGGTATCCAAATATTGTTATCGATAAAATCCATTAGCCCTAAATCCTTGGGGTACATCCTTAAAAATTCTACTAAAAATACTAATATCTAAATATGTGACTAAGTCGAAGTCACTATATAAAACCTTTTAGCTTATGGAGATATCATCCTATGTGGATTGATAATGATTTTCCGAAGCTTCTTGGTGCAGAACTTTACCGTCCTCATCCGGCCTACATCATTGAGATGGCCGTTGAGCCCGTAGTAGTACACGATTTCTCCAAGCAACCGGGCCAGACGGTCCAGCTTGATCGTTACCGCTTCTGGGGTAAGCCCGGCACCAAGGAGTCCCGTGAGCGGACAGCCGATCAAACCCTCGGAACCGCATCTGCACGCAACATCGTGAAGGACAAGGTGCTGGTAACTCTCCGTGAGTACACCGGTCCCGCTGACACCCGCGACACAGCTGCTCCTTCTACCTTCAAAGTGGCTCGTGAAACCCTGATCACAGCTCAGCGTCTGCTGCTGGATACAGGCAACTTGAACGTATTCCACCAGTCCATTGGTTCACTGACCCTGCTTGATGACTATCGCCGCTGGCGCGATCGGGTGTTCGCTAACGAACTCCTGAAAGCCGAAGCTGATGGTGCAGCTAACAAAGAGCAAGGTGGTTACTACCTGCCCGGTGGTAAGGCCAAAGGCGGTTCAGGCGGCACCTTGGGTGTTACCTACGCAGCTGGTGAGTCTGCCAAGTTCGATATCACCACTGACCTTCTCGAAGTCGTTAAGGACATGCGTAAGCGCAACGTCCCGACCTTCGCTGATGGCTACTACCGCTGCATCGTGGATCCGACCGCGATGATGCACCTGCGTCAGAACTCTGACTTCCGCGAGATTGCTCGCTATCCCGGCGCTGGCATGATTAACCCCATGCAGCCCAACGCAGCTCCCAACGCCAACTTCTACCAAGGCATGGGTCCTGCATACGGCCAGGCTGGCTTTGTTGCTGGTCAACCCGTTATGCCTACTGGCTTCCTCTTCGAGGGTGTCCGTTGGTTCGAGTCCACCAACCTGCCTGAGACTTCCTACAACCTGGTTGTCACCGACAAGGCTGCTGGCGCTGCTGACTACACAGCATCCCAGTTGATCTTCTTCGGTCCCCAAGCTGTGGGTGTGGGTATCGGTGGTAACAACGCTCAGATCCTGCTGAACAACAACGACGACTTCAGCCGTTTCATCATCATGATCTGGTCTCTGTTTGCCGGTTTTGAAGTACTGAATAAGGACTTCATCACGGTTGGTTACTCTTTCGTTTACTGATAGGAGGTAACTAACAATGTCCGTGATTTTCCCCGGTAACTACGTAGCTGATCTCAACGCTTACCGCGAACAGGGCGTGTATGCCACCCCTGGTGTTGAGTTTTACCAAGTACGCGGTGTCGCAATTGTGTCTTCCAACCTGACTGGTGGTGGCACTCTTAGCCCTCAGATCATCTCGCCCGACCTGCGTGCTGATGACAAGCCCCGTTTGGATAAAGCCTTTAAGGTCCCTGCTGGCGCAACTGTCTATCGCACTGCAATCAACGCTGTGAACCTCAAAGCTTCCGGCACTGATACCGTCCGTGTTGATGGCCTGACCACCACCACAAACACAGAAGCTACTCTGACTGCTTCTGGTGGTGCATTCCCCGCAGCTGGTGCAACCACCGCTTTTGACTTTGGTACTACCAAGTCCGTTGAAAGCAGTGAAATCACCATCACAGCTCCTTACTCCGGAGCTCTGACCATCGATAATCCCGATGATCAAGCTTATGTGATCGTTGAAGTTTGCTACTTCAAAGACGGTGCTGCTCCCGATGCTGATAATGTTCGGGTTCCGTATAAGACTGAATCTGGTTCAGGTTATTGATCCACTTTTAGACATAACAAGGGGCCTCAATGTAGGCCCTTTTTTTGTGCCTATAATTGGGAGGAAGGCAAAGATAAACTATGTCAAACCTATTTCAAGATCAAAAAACAGGGAAGCTCGTAGAGTTCATCAATAAGCACGATAAAGAATACGCAATGGTGCGAGATTCAGGTGGCAACATTAATTATGTGAATCTAGATTCTTTGGTCCCATACGACAAACAAAAAGGACGGTTGACGAAAGTAGATGCACCTCAGTTAGTAGTTGAGAAAGAGGAAGAACTTAAAGAGCCGGTAGTACCTTTTGAAGATACTAGGTTAAATATGAATACTGCTACAGCAGAAATCATTGCAAAGAGACTTCCTGGGGTAGGCTACACAACAGCAAAAAGAATAGTTGAACTGAGAATGTCATTGTCGGGTGAGCGATTTAGTAATCTCAAACAACTTGAAAACATTCCTCGTGTTAACTGGGAACAGCTTGTCGAAGAAGATTTAATTTTCATTAGTTAAACTAGTAGTAGTGTAACTAGTCCAGGATATGGCTATTGATATTGAGCAGGTATTGTTGGCCAAAGCCGCAATGGACGCAGAGCAGTACCCCTCTCAAGAAGCTGCTGCTTACGGCGGAGCAGCTTTAGGAGCTGGGCTCGGAGTATTAGCTGGTCAGCCTATTCACATGATGGGTAACTCAGTTAATCGTGGATTGGACTTGATCAGCCCACAACGACCAATGGTGCGTGGCACAGGTGGTGCGCCAGCTCAATCACTAAATGTCAGACCACGTGGGTCATCGATAGGAGCACGAATGAAGCCAGGCCCGAGAATGGCAGGTGGATTACTTGTAGCCATTTTGGGTGGAAAACTTGGACCTGAAATTCGGCAAGATATGATTGATAATTCCCCTGCTGCGGAACTGCTAGCAAAATTCCAATCAGGCACAGGTTCAGCTGCAGACGCATATGCTCTTCAACAAGTTCTTTCTGACACCTACAGTCAAATGGGAGTTGCGTGATGGAACTAAATGAGTATCTAAAATCAAAAGTTAGATTTCACTTAGGATTTAATGCGGGTGCTCAGATCCCTGCTGGTGATCGAAGTCGTTTAGAAGAAGCGATGGCGCTGATACCAGATGAATACTGGTATGAGCAGATTGTTCAACACATCCGTCGCTGTGATACTGCCTGGGAAAATAGCGAATATTTCCCAACTGGAGCTAATGGTTCACCTAATTACAGCCGATTAGAACAGATTGCGGGTGATGTCCAACGTACAATTGCAACTTCTGATCCACTGAAAGGTGATGAGTACTTCCGCGAAATCTATTTGCGTGAGGGAGATCGACTGGCCGAATCACTGTATGTCCCTAACTACAGACGGCCAGAAGTAAGAAGATATGCATTTGAACGTGCAGGATCTGAATTCATCATGGCAATTCCAGGACCTGCAGATACAGCCGTAGGGTCACGAATTATGCTTAATCAAAGCTGGCGTTAGTTGTAGAATAGATCTAGGTTATCTATATAGATTATGGCAACTCAAAAAATTACCATGGGAAGGGGCAGGGATACTGACTATGAGTCAAAGAGAGCTGCCGCCTTAGCACAAGCAGATTATCAAAATGGTTATATGTGGGGCCAGCAAGAAGCATATGACGACTTCGGTCAGATGACATCAGCAAGCCGTAGTCCTAAATACGGTAACCCTAATATGTTAGCCAAAGAAGCTACTCCACAGGTTGATAGCAATTTCAATCAGGATATGGGTATTGGTCAGCAGGAGCACACAGGAATGTTAGGTCAATATTCAAGCACTATGAACCCGCATGCGAACCCTGAAATGATGGGAGACCAAGCGGAAATGAGAATCCAAGATTTAGCCAATGGACGTCAATTCCAAGGCCATAATAATCGTCAGCAAATTTACGGAGCTTGATAATGGCTAACTCGACAGATCGCAGAATGAAGAACAGGCAGAAAATGAGCCCAAACGAAGGAAGAGTTGATGTTGCTGCTCGACCAATTCCTGGCTCACCACAGAACCAAAAGGCTGGTAATAATGACGGCAACCCAGCAAACTGGATGTCTTTCAATGATCAGCTAGGAGCTTTACCTGAAAGTGGTGGAAATAAATATCCATATGGTGATGGGGGCATTGCACTAACTGATGGGCGGATGGGCGCTGTCGGTCCTATTGCTAACTCAGGCCAACCACAAAATGTTGTTACTGGGCAAAGACAAAATTCAGCCCCTTACGGCCTGCCTCAGTTAGGCGCACCAGATAATCAAACTGCTGGTCAAATGGAGTTGGCGTTTAATGCGCAACAAGCCGGTATTCGTGCTGGGAAGCTTTACGCCGGACAGCAAGATCAAACTCCCAGCTATCAGATTTCTGGTTTAGGCATGACCGGAGCACCTGCTGAAATGAATAGTCAGATGCCCAATCCAGGGCAGATCCCGAATCAAATGCCAATGCAGTCTGGAATGTCACTGCCCCTACAAGGTATTCCTGATATCCAAATGGCTCAAAGTGGGATGAACACTGGACGTGGTGGTGGACGTAACCAATCAACTCAACAGGCATAAATCATGGCAACTACAGCAACCAATAAGCAACCACTGTTAATCGATCGGGTCTTTCATAATGTAATCTCATCGAATACATTAACATCAGGTTCTTCCAACGACTTAGATATTGTTGGTACTAACGAGTCAGCAATTTTGGTAGAGTGTTCTACTAATGATGGCGGCATCATTGAAGATCTTTATACGATTTCAAGAACCGGAACTTCGACAGCTTACGCAGTTCTGCTTTACTTGAGTCCAGCTATCGATTACTTACGACCCAATGAAGCGGTATTTGTGGGAAGCATGATTAGCTCCACAACTGGAGGCGCTCGGTCATCTTCAACGCAGTTACCGAAGATCCTTGCTCCTGTCCCAGCAGCTGGAACCGCATCTCAACTAAATGCATTCTATGTTCCTAAGGGTTACAACCTTTGGGTAACACTACAAACTGCAGGTCCACTCAATTCAAGTGATACACCAATCATCGGAGCTCAAGGCGGGTTCTATTGATGCCTAGAAAGCAGAATGGCTTTGGTAATGCATCGTCACTTGCTTTTAACAAAGTCAATGGGAACACATCACGCGGAAAGAAGAAGGGTGCTGCTGGTGCCTATCCAAGTAATAGAGAATTTGGATCTACTGTAAAACGTAGTGTCATTGAATCTTACGACTTGAATAGTAGTTGGATAAGGTGGCGCAAAGGAATGGAATTCTATTACCAGGCTGCCTGGAATAAATTACAACAGTTAAATCCAAACTATGATCCATATAATGAAACCAGCAAGCAGTTCATTGACTTAGAGATTAATACAAAGCTCTATCAGGGAACAGCTGGAGAGATTGACGTAAAGTTCAATGGTTACAGGTTCGCGGCGAAAGGATCGGATACAGCTAATCACTATGTAATTAAAAGAACACCAATTAATCCGCCTTCACTTGGTCAGGTTAATACGGTGATGAATGATCCCCTGACGCATGCCGTCAATAAAGAAGTGAATGAAGTGTGGGCAAAGGTGACGCCTACATCTCAAACCTTCATGCTACGGAATATGATTGGTGAACGCTTGACAGATGGAAGCTCAGAAGCATCCTTAGTAAATGTACTAACTCAAGCACAGCATCCGTCTATCTTTGTGGGTAAAACACTAAACAGCAATGAAAGAACTACGGTTAAGATCACTGTTACCAAGGCTTCATTGCTTGCATCAGCACACGTCATTAAAAATGGCGGCAATATAAATTCAATCATAGGCGAGCTGGGTTATGTCAAAGAATTCTATATAGAACAACCTGTTAATACTGACTATGCCTTCAAGGACGCAGAGCAGTTTACAGAAGAAACAGGTAATATTGATTATTTCTGTGTGGATGCAGACGTTAATAAAACTGCTGTCGATTTTGAAATCCTTGATCAAAACCAAGACCTCCCTGCAACACTGCTAGATATCACAACATTGCCAGCACTGTATTCGACAACAACAGCTGACTTCTCAATCAAAGGTAAGTATTACTATGACAAAGGTCAATACCAAAGGTTTTATGGCAAGCAGTATTTAACAGCAGCTGTTGTGGAAAGTGAAGTAGCAACAGCATCGTTTGTTGTATTGCCATTTACAATTGAATCTATTAAAGAAGTAGGTACTAATATTGAAATAACTTCTGCTCCATTTTTTAGTGAATGTAAACTCTATTCCCCTATAGGAGATGAAGCTACTTTAATATTTGCAGACAACAGCTTTACCAAGACGGAACTTGATACGGACATAGATGGTAACTACTACCATGAAGATGCCTTTGATGAAAATGGTGTTGCACTGCCTCAATGGACGCGCATTGACACAGATGTAAATCCATGGGAACAATCAGTGTTCACAGCAGTACAAGGGCTTACTCCTGCTGTGATGTACTCGTGTAGCTGCCCTGCTCATTCACACGCGCAGCTGAGGATGCCACAAGCTACTGACAGTGATGACACTCGCAAGGTGAACAGGCAGAAGCGTTATCCACTGCCCACTGCACAAGGTGTGAATAGATTTACTGAAGGCGCTCTCACACAAGTTGGCGGCTTAATTCAGTCCTGGGCAACTGGTAAATATAAAACCTCATATAAGCAGTGCAAACATTCAATAGCTGCACGTTTTATTGAGAGGAACAAAACGAAGGAACCTAACAGTTATCCATCAATATCATCTCGAATAAAATTTGAAGAAAAACTCAAAGGGGAAATACAAGATATACCATCAGAATTCCGTCTGTCCTATGAGCGCAGTGGTATCTCAACCTTAGAAGTGATCTTCTCTATGAGTGAAGCATTGAACATGGATGATGCAGAACTTGCTTATGTAATGTTGAAGTCAAAGTTTTAACACAGATACAATAGAAATAGTATGGTAGCTAGCCCGTGTCTGATAGTTATTACGGTATTATTCAAGCAGTCAATGATCTAAGACTTGCCAACGGAGCAACACAAAAGGAGTACTCCCCTAGCTTTCAAGGAATTATTGAAGCACTCTTAGATATTAAAAGAGAGTGGGGCGGTGCACAGCCTGGTATATATCCCCCTGGATGGGCGACATCTACAGATTCGAATGGTATAACCACTGGTGATTATTTATATGCACCAAAAGACGGTCAATTATGGTTTGATGAGCGCCATGGCCGATTGATGGTCTATTTAGATGACGGCTTTTATCAGGCAAATGGTGCAGATGTATTAACGACTGTATCTGATACACAGCCAACTCATGCAATTGATGGCGCATTATGGTGGCAGCCAAGCAGTAATTCATTGTATTTATATGATGGAACAACTTGGTTGAATATCACCTCAACAACTGTTGCAAGCCTTAAAAGTGCACTGTACACAGCAGTAAATACAAGTACTGACTATGCATCACTTAAATCAAATCTTTTAACTGCTCTAAGTTAATCTGTTGCTAGGATTAGTGTATAGAGATAGATAAGATTATGTTTACACCCGATGATTTTCAATTATCACTTGAATCACAGTTGAAGCTTAGAGTTATTTATGACGAAGTGGATAAATGCAAGGATGTTGAGCATTTACAAGAGCAACTCAAAGAAGCGACTCAATTAATGATGAGATACCAAACAATATTAAATCGTCTGCTGCGTGACAAGATTTCTGAAAACCTATCCATGATTACTGATAAAATAGAAAAAGATTTATAAGCAATACCCATGCCAAGCATAGGAGAAGGTAAAATTAAATTTGGTCGCTCTTATGTGTACTTAAATCCTCAAGTTAACGGTCAATACAGCAGCGCTGGTGTATGGCGATTAACAAATCAGGATATATCAAGTGGCTTCGATCAATCAGATTTAGTCAAGTCAGCGCAAGTAGCCTCAGGATCACCAAGCATTAGTGCAGGACAACCAGTTTATCTTGATACTTCTGGACATGCTCATTTAGCAGATGCTTCATCACTAACAAGTGCACGTGTTGCAGGGTTAGCTACAACAGCAGCCTCGGCAGGAGCCTTTGTTTCATATACACGAAATCAGGGAGTGACACTGGCTAACATAAATTCGCTGGTTGATAATGTTACTAATGGTTTATTAGAACCGGGAAAATATTATTGGTTAAGCGCAAACGCCGGTAAGTTAACCCGTACACCTGATACATCAACAACAGGGTCCGTGCTTGTTCAAATAGGTCTGGCACTAAGCAATAACGAGCTACAAATTGAAATCCAAGCACCTGTGGTGATTTGACATGGCTGATCGTAAACTCACCGTATTAAACCCAAATGGGTATCAGGAGATTCTTCAAACAGCAGATCGGCTAGTTATTGATTCGTCAGCATTACTGGCAGCAACTCAATTATCAGGAAGCCTTACTGGAACCACTGCCAGTTTTACTGGAAACATTACTATTAGTGGAACACCCTCAGCCAATACCGATGCAGCTACTGTTCAGTATGTCAACACTGTAGCTGCTGGGATCACACTGACTGCCAGTAACCCAATCAGCATTAATAGTCTAGATATACAGATAGCAAATGCTACGGACAGCAGTGTAGGTGCTCTAAGGTTCGCAACTGACGCTGAAACTATTGCAGGAACATCAGTCGATGCAGCTGTAAAACCTGGGCAATTAGCCTATGTATTAGATGATCTAACTTTTACTGGAACATCTCCGGTCAATATTACCGAGTCACCAGCTAACACTTACACAATTGACATTAACGACGCCTCAACAACAGGAGCAGGAGCTGTTCGTTTCGCTACTACCTCAGAAGCATCCGCAGGAACAATCACTGATGCAGTGATGTCACCAAAGAATGTAGCGGACTCTATCGCTGCAATTCCAGACTCGACGTCAAGCCTGAGAGGTCTTGCAAGGCTGGCAACTGGTACGGAGGCAACTACTGGTACAGCAACTGATGTAGCAATTACTCCTGCTCAACTGACAGAGAAAGTAGACACAGTCGATGTGACTGCAACAGCACCATTAAGCGTAAGCCAAACAGGAAGAGTATTTAATGTCTCTGCCGGATACGCTACCGATAGTGCATCAGGTTTAATTCGGCTAGCAAGTAGCTCGGAACTGTCAGCGGGGACAGCTACTAATGTAGCGATCACACCGGCAAACTTAGAAACGAGATTAGGTGGTTCACCTATTGTTGACGCATCAACATCAGACAAAGGACTTATAGAAATTGCAACAAATGCAGAGGTTCTAGCAGGAACAGCAACATTGCTTGCTGTTACTCCTGCATCATTACGCGATGCTCTTGATCAACCAACGTATGTCTTGGATGGTGGTTCATATTGATTATAATAGTCATAGGATTTTTCCTTGACAATATAGGTTTATACCATGAAGATTCAGCTTAAGCGTAGTAATGTACTGTCAGGCGGTGCAGCAAAAGAGCCCACAGCTGCTCAGCTAGAGTATGGCGAATTAGCGGTCAATTTCAGTAATACTGATCCCGCAATCTTTTTAAAAGATAGCAACAATAATATTATTCGAATTAGTGGTGTTGGCAATATTGCTGATGATGGATTGACTAATGTTCCTGACGGAACTAACCCGCCATCAAATCCGGAAGCAGGCAATCTTTGGTATAACTCAGATCAAGGCCGTTTATATATTTATTACCAAGATGGTGACACTTCACAATGGGTAGATGCAAGCCCGGATAGTTGGGATCCATCTAGTTATCCTGACGTTACCAATTCTAATGCCCAGGCAAATACGCTAGATGACCGCTACGTTATGGCGAACGCAGCTGGTAGCGGTGCCGTTGGTGGAGGCAATGATGAAATTGTGATGGAGTTTGACCAAGTAGTAACTACCGATTACACAATTACTACTGGTAAGAATGCTGTAACCGTAGGCAACTTGCAAATCAATACTGGCGTTGAGTTAACAGTGCCCGCTGGCTCCAATCTCATTGTTCTGTAATCCTGCATAGGAATTATTATGGCTATTACAATTAACGGTTCTACTGGAATATCAGGATTTGACGGATCTACTTCATCACCTGCAATTCGTGGGAGTGACGCAGATACTGGTATTTCTTTTGGGGCAAATACCGCTGCCATCTCTACCGATGGAGTTCAACGAATACATGTAGACAACAACGGAAAAGTAATCTTAGCGTCTAACACCGATATCAACGGTAACATGGGATTTACTGGCGATATGGGTGTTACTGGGGATGTGACAGTTACCGGCAATTTAGGGTTTACCGGTAATTTAGATTTAAATGGCAAGTATGTAACTAACGTTGTTTCAATGCCTGCCTTAGACGTGAATTGTAGCTTGGGAAATTATTTTACCAAAACAATTAACGGAGCCAGTACATTCACTTTCAGTAATGTACCATCGAACAAATCCTTTTCATTTACTCTTGAAATTACTCACACAAGTGGAAGTATCACTTGGCCAACAGAAGTTAAGTTCCCTGGAGATTCTGCACCTTCACTAACCACTGGTAAGACTCATATATTTGTGTTCATAACGGACGATGGCGGAACTAGGTGGCGCAGTAATGCTTTGGTTGACTTTACTAATTAATAGGGGTAAATAAAGATGGACCCTACGTCTAAAGCAATACTTCTCGCTGGCGGTGGCCCAGTCGGGCCAGAGTATATTGGTACTTATAAGTTTATTACCCCTAGAGTTTATAACAGTTATCAGTGGCAGGTCCCTGCTTTAACTCGACATATATTCGCACTTGCATGGGGTTCAGGAGGAGAAGGCCAAGCGCATTATATAAATAGTGGATCTACTATGTTTTGTACTTGGTTTGGTGGTATTTACTGTGGCACAAACGGTGGTGCTGGAGGTTACTCTGAGGCCGTTATCCCTGTAACTCCTGGTGAGACACTTTTATTAGGTGTGGGTACTGTCGCTAATAAAGTTGGTTCCAGTTTCCATAACGGCGGAAGTGACCACGGTGGTGGATTT